TTCCATGAAGCAATGAGTGTTACAGATTGCAAATAATTATCACTTTGCGCAAAGATTTTTCCTGCATTACAGTGTAACTATGGCAGGAAAAACACCAGAACCAGAGCAGATAGACCGTGAACTAGCGGTTGTTAATCTGCGCCGTACTGGACTCACCTGGGAGATGATCGCTAGAGAAGTTGGCTACGCATCACCCGCAGGAGCATGGAAGGCTTATGAACGCGCTTGTGCCAGAACGCTAGAGGAACCAACAGCAGAAGCCAGGCGTATAGAACTAGACCGCCTTGATGCACTGCAATACACATACTGGGATCCCGCAATAGCAGGCAATTTAAGAGCGGCAGATTTTGTGTTGAAAGTAATTGATAGGCGGGCAAAGATCCTGGGAATTGATGCCCCACAGAAAATACAAGCAGAAGTGGTGACTTATGACGGAACAGGAAGCCTTGATGCAGAAGTTGAGCGTATCGCCAGAATTATTGATGCCGCAGAAAGACAGCAAACCACAGACAGCACCTACATTGAACAGCACAGTGAAAGCATCACGGTACTTGTGGAAGAACAGCCTAGCGAGAACGGAACAACTACCGCCTGAAGGTGACTGGAACATTTGGCTGTATATGGCAGGGCGTGGTGCTGGAAAGACCCGTACAGCCGCAGAATGGCTTGCCTGGGAAGCGATTGAGAACCCTGATACTAGATGGGCGATAGTTGCCCCTACATTCTCAGATGCCCGTGATACCTGCGCTGAAGGGGAGTCTGGCGTAATCAGTGTCTTAAAGCGTTACAGAATGTTGCTTCACTGGAATAGATCTATGGGTGAGATTATCCTGGTAAACGGCTCACGCATAAAACTCTTTTCTGCTGATCAACCTGACCGTTTCCGTGGCCCACAGCATCATGGAGCCTGGTGTGATGAATTAGCGGCTTACAGATACTCAGATGCCTGGGATCAACTGCAATTTGGCTTACGCCTGGGTAAGAAGCCCCGTGTAGTAGTCACAACAACGCCTAGACCAACGCCATTGATCAGAATGTTGGCTAATCGTTCAGATGGATCTGTAAGTATTACCAGGGGATCTACATTTGATAACGCTAAGAACTTAGCCCCATCTGCACTGCTAGAACTGCAAGCCCGTTACAACGGCACACGCCTGGGTAGGCAGGAACTTTATGGTGAAATACTTGATGACACAGAAGGTGCATTGTGGACTAAGGGCGTAATTGACCGTAACCGCATACAAAAGGTTCCATCATTATCCAGAATTACCGTTTCTATTGACCCCGCTATAACTAATAACGCTAATTCAGATGAAACAGGAATTATTGTGTGCGGATCTGATGCAGGTGGGCATGGCTATGTCCTGGGTGATTATTCCTTTAAGGGTTCACCGCTTGAATGGGCTTCTAAGGCTGTATCTGTATTTGATGAATGGAAGGCAGACAGCATTTTGGTAGAAGTAAACCAGGGCGGCGATATGGTGAGCGCGGTCCTAAAACAAGTACGCCATTCACTGCCAATTAGAGAAGTACGCGCCCATGTGGGTAAGAGATTACGCGCTGAACCAGTAGCGGCTATGTATGAACAAGGGCGTATTCACCATGTAGGAGAATTTGCTAACTTAGAAGATCAAATGACGGTATGGACACCAGATGATCCAGACTCACCAGACCGCATTGATGCAATGGTACAAGCGTTTAGTAATTTACTGGGAACGCAAACAGTGGCTAACTACTTCAACGCTTTGGCTAACTTTTGTCCTGGTTGTGGTCTGCCTATGCCTAAAACAATGTCACACTGCTCAAAGTGCGGAACCGCTATAATCAAGCCTACACAGGAAGTTTCTGAAGGAGCATAATGGCTGTTCAATACAATGTTGAGATTGATCAAGGTGCTGATTGGTTCCTTAATGTCACCTATGAACAACCAGCAGGAACGCCAGTAAACATCACTAACTACACAGCCGCATTACAACTACGGTCTTTGCCAACAGATGCAACGGCTGTTCTATCGCTTGCAACAGGCGGCAACGGCATAACCATCACAGGCGCAACAGGGTTAGTAGCAATACGGGCAACAGCCACACAAACCCGCGCTATTGATGAAGGTATTTACTATTATGATCTTGAAATAACATCACCAGCAGGTGTTGTGACCCGCCTTGTTCAAGGACAGGCTTATGTGAGCGCTGAGGTAACTAGATAATGGCTGATGAAGTAATTGTTGTAGAACCCGTAATTCAGAACATCACGGTTGTAGATAGCACCGCTTCAATTAGTGTTACATCACCAGGACCGCAAGGACCCGCAGGTGAATTTGTACCATCAGACATTTTTTATGTTCATACACAGTCACAATCATCAGCAGTCTGGACTATTAACCATAACTTAGGCGGTCAGCCAACAGCCGTGGTTCTGGACTCAGCAGGAACGCAATGTGAAGGCACTTTCAGTTATCCTAGTACCAATCAAATGATCATCACTTTTACGGCGGCGTTTAGCGGCGTTGCCTATGTGGTTTAAGGAGTAAACAATGGCGCGTAAATTTCTAGTCAGTATTGATCTCAACAAGAATGAGTTGCAGAACGCGGTTATTCAAAACCTTGCTACTGCACCTGCTACACCGCTTGCTGGTCAGGTCTATTACAACACTGCTGATAACCAACTGTATATCTACAACGGTACGCGTTGGGAAGTTGCGGGTAATGCAGTTCTATCAGGACTTCTTGCTAACCGCCCTGCCGCTAACTCTGTTGATGCAGGCACTATCTTCTACGCAACAGATACTTTCCTTTTCTATTATTCAGACGGTTCTGCATGGACACAAACAAACGCATTTGGCACAGTAACAGCACAGACTTCATACGGTGCGGCAAGCGGTAACGGTTCTGCAACAACTTATGCCCGCGCAGATCACACACACGGCACACCAGCGCTAGGAACAGCAACACCTAACGCTATTGCAGGCGTAACAGGTAGCGCAGGAACAGCAACTACTCCATCTAAAGAAGATCACACACACGCATTTACTCCTGCGGCTGATCTTTCAATGGCTGGTTTCAAACTTACATCATTAGGATCACCTAGCGCAGATACAGATGCCGCAAACAAAAGTTATGTAGATAGCGTTGCACAGGGATTAGATACAAAAGCATCAGTAGTAGCGGCAACCGCAACAGCAGGAACTCTTGCAACATCATTTGCTAACGGTCAGGTTGTTGATGGCGTAACGCTTGCTACAACTAACCGTATTCTTATTAAGAACCAGGCAGATGCAACAGAAAACGGTATTTACACAGTTAATGCCAGTGGCGCACCTACACGCTCAACAGATATGGACTCTGGAACAGAGTTTCCTGGAGCCTATGTATTTGTTGAACAAGGAACAGTCAATGCTGATACTGGTTGGGTTTGCACAAACAATTCTCCAGTAACACTAGGCACAACTAACATTGTTTGGACTCAATTTAGTGGCGCAGGAACATACACAGCCAACAACGGCGTTCTTCTTACTGGTTCTGTTTTCTCTTTTGCACCACGCTCAGGCTACGGTCTGCAAACTGGCGCAAGTGGCGCAGAAATCAAACTTGCTACAACATCAGGTCTAAATCTTTCTTCAGATCTAGCCGTTGGCGCAGGCAATGGTATTTCCGTACTTACAAACACAGTGGCTATTGATAGTGCCGTGGTTGTAAGCAAATACAACGCAAGCATTGGTGATGGATCTGCTACTTCCTACACAGTTACACACAATCTAGGCACTAGAGATGTGCAGGTAACTATCTATGACAATTCAGCCCCATACGCTGAAGTTATTGCAGATGTTCAGCACACAACCACAAATACAATTACACTGCTATTCTCATTAGCACCTACTTCTAATCAATACAGGGTTGTTGTTCAAGGCTAATTAACTAAAGGGGATACACATGGGTCTGCGTGACCGTATCGCAAGAGCAATAGCATCACCTGATCAGGAGAAGGCTCCTAATCTGCCTGCTGGCTCAGTAGTTATGTCTGAAACAGACATGGCTAATGTTGCCAACGCTATGCGCAATACTTATGGAAGCAATAACCCATTGCCGCGTAACCCGTGGCTTAACATGGTTCCGTTTGGACCAGGAACGCCTATTACACCAGGGGCAATTAACCCTGTTGATCCAACTACGGGCAGACCAGAACCACGCCGCTTTGAATACCAGGTAGCACAGAACATAAATGTAACTGCTACACGCCTTGTACCTTTCCAGACCCTACGCGCCGCAGGTGACAGCATTGATATTTTGCGCCGTTGTATTGAAGTCACTAAGAACAAACTTAGCGGGCTTGATTGGGATATTGTTTTGGCTTCAGATGCTTCTGAGAAGATTGCGGCTGAGTCAGGTGGCGATCATGTGCGCGCTATGGCTAAAGCCCGCCTTAAATACACAGATGAAATTGCCCGCTTGCGTGAATTCTGGGAGAACCCAGATAAGGCTAACGGTTTAACATTTTCTGACTGGCTTATGATTGCCGCAGAAGAAACATTGGTTATTGATGCGCTTGCTATTTACCCACAACCGTCAGTAGGTGGAGATCTATACGGTTTCCAGATCCTAGACGGTTCAACTATTAAGCCGCTTATTGATGACCGTGGTATGCGCCCACAGCCACCTAGCGCCGCTTTCCAACAGATCCTTTACGGCTTTCCACGCTCAGAATTTAGTGCGACAGAGGAAGATCCAAAGGCAGATGGTGAATTTACATCAGACAATCTTGCTTATTTGATCCGCAACCGCCGCACAACAACGGTATATGGCTTCTCTCCAGTAGAGCGTTCATTGCCATTGGCTGATATTTACCTACGCCGCCAGCAATGGATCCGCGCAGAATATACAGATGGCGTACTTCCAGATCTCATGTTTACAACAGATGCAGATTGGGGAACTAACCCAGAACTGCTTTTGGCTTATGAAAACATTATGAATGATCAGTTGGCAGGCGATACCAACCAGCGTAAGCGCGCCCGTTTGCTACCTACTGGCTTAGAGCCTGTTGTAAATGAAGGTTATGGCGAAAAGTTTAAGGACACACTTGATGATTATTTGATTACCAGCATTTGTGGACACTTTGGCGTACAGCCTTCTGAAATTGGCTTTGCTCCAAAGGGCGGTCTAGGCGGTTCAGGGTTCCAGGAAGGTGAAGCACAGAGCGCTGAAGCCATTGGAATTCAACCGTTGGCTAACTGGTATTCAAAGATGCTTACAAACCTTTCTTATACTTATTTGGGTATGCCGCGTGAACTTGAATTCAAGTTAATGACTTCTAAGCGCCAGGACAATGAGAGTTCTGCCCGCAAAGCCCAGATTGAGGTTACATCTGCTGGCAAAACCATCAATGAACGCCGTTCTGAATTGGGTCTGCCGCTCCTAGATACTCCACAGGCTGATATGCCTATGCTTGTTACAGGATCAGACATATTCCTATTCTCACCTGATGGCATTATTAACGCCGCAACAGTCACATCTGCTCCCGCACTTGAAGGCCCAGATGCAACACCTGTTGATCCCCAAACGCCCGCAATCAACAATGGTGAGCCACTGCAAGAACAAGGTGTGCCAAAGGTTGAGGAAGAAGAAGCGGAAACTGAAGAAGAAAATGCTGAGAAAGAAAAAGAAACGGCTGATGAAGTAAAGGCTTTTATGAAGTGGGCTAATAAAGGCAAACGCGCCCGCCTATTTGAGTTTAAGTCACTTGATCCTATTGTTGGGGAAGCGCTTAACCGTTGTGCTTTTGACGGGGATCTGGATACCGCAAGAGCATTGGCTAAAGCGTATCTAACATGAGCGTGAAAGCCGCGCTTGATGCAGATGCAAGATTAGCGGCTAAAAATGCACTAAAGATATTGGCGGCATTGCGCCAAACTTTTGATGCTAAGGCTGTTTATGAGCAGTACCTAACTACTCAACCCAACAAGTCTAATAACCCCGCTCAGGACCGCGCCCGCGCCCGCGCATGGGCCATTATGAATGTCCAACCCAATATGCAAGCCATGAATACGGTCATGCAACGGGTATTGGCTGAAGGTTATGTGACTGGTGAAGCATTTGCTGATGAACAGTTACGCATGGCGCGTGAATTAAAGAAGGCTGATGACACTTATGTGGACTGGGCTAACTGGAAACCAGGCGATAGGGCCGCCGCATTATTACTACGCCCACCTAAAGCGTTCCAACAATTACTTCAAAGCCAGGGTATTGCGCTAAAGGAAATGAGCGAAACCACCACACGCGACATTGGAAACGCTATTGCTGATGCGGTAGATCTAGGAATGAGCGCTGAAAGAAGCGCTAAGAACATCATGCGCCATGTGGCAAGCCCCGCTAGAGCGCTGTCTATTGCCATTACAGAGCAGAACCGCGCCATTTCCTATGCAACCGTGAACCGATACAGAGAAGCGGGCTTAGAAAAAATGGAATGGGAAGTGTCTAGCCCCTGCGATAAGTGCGCCATGAACGCTAACGCGGTAGTTCCTATTGGTGGAACATTCCCAACTGGAGCCACACAGCCACCCCAACACCCACATTGCCGTTGTGTATTGCTCCCTGTAATTCCTGATTTTGATGATCCTGCGGCTACTGGCGGCAGTATTACCGCTCCTGTTCTCACTCCTAGCGGGGGAATACGGCAAGAAGCATTTACGCCAGGGGTTTCAGAAGGCAGAACACCGTGGAGAGATGTTACTCCTGATGAATGGGTTGAATTTCAATTAAAACGCCGTTCTGCTTTAGTTGCTAATAGCCCTAATGAAA